ATCTTGAAAAAGAGCCAAGTATAGACCATATTGAACGAACTCCATTACATCAGTAATTTCTCCGTCTTCTTTTTTAAGTTCTGTATCCATTGCCTTTTGTTGCTGGAAAAGGTCTTTCCCTGTAATCATTTTAAATTTACGTGCTGTACTCAATTGTTTTGCCATTTTATATATATTCCCTTACTTTTTTTAATATTTTTTCCAGGTATATCTATCTGGATTTGTACTTTGCTCGGTTGATTTATTATCTGGATATGATCCAATATAGCTTGGATAATCTTCGGCTGTTGCTTCACTTGCTGATTGCATGTAAGGGGTAGCGGTTGAACCCTCTTCCCACTTGTGCCCAGCATTCTGTAAAACACCGCTACCGTCTACATTATATTGTGCGTAAATCTTATCGCCCTCTTTTAAAGTTACCTGAAAAGAATCTCTCAACCAATCAAAGTTGTTACCCATTGGCTTAATAGGTACGGCTTCACCAGATACATCGTTTAAAGTAACATGCCTATGTATATCTGCCGAATCTCCTGAACCTTTAACATAAGCGGAAAATGTGTAAACACCGTCCTTTGGTGCTATAAATGGCTTAGTAATTCCGGGACCTTCGCTTTTTTTAACGGTTAAGCCTTTATATGTTCCGTCGTTTTCAGAGCGATCTGAAAGCCACCAATCTCCACTAAAATCTTTAGTACCGTCTAACAAGTTCAAGTTAGGGTAAGTGGTTGTGAATCTATCTTTACCGTCTGCACTATATGCAAAGGCTACGTGGTTAGCCCCGTCGGGCACCTCAGGGTGTGTCAGTTAACACTGTATCAGGTTGCATGATGAATAAACCAGCTTCCATTTTCTTAGCGAAGTCTTTTGCTTGGTTTCCCCAAATTTCATATTCAATAGCAGGTACTTTTTTACCGCCATTCAAATAAATATCTGAATCAGCCGCTTGTACTGCCAAAGTCCATTGGATAGGGTCTACACCGTCTACTGAATCTGTTTCCGATTCTTTTGTAGCTTCTGCTGTTGGTCTCAAATTTGGATAAACGACTACACGGTAACCGTCAATAAACTCTCCTGTAACTTTATCACGTTTGCGCCCTTTAATAAGATACTGAACGCATTTCGTTTTCCAATTACCAGTAGGAGACCAACCCAAGCCATTTGCTGTTCTTTGTTGACCTAAAATATCTTCTTTAAGTGCTTGGTCTGTTTGAATAAATACCATTTCGCCTTGAAGTAAGGTAGCACCTTTTTTAACTCCATGGTCTGGTACGTCATCAGCAGGATAACTGTTCGTTTCCGCTTGGTCTTCCATTGATCCAACTGATACTAAACCAGTTACAATTTTATGGTTGGTGAACTCTGGTTTTCCGTTACTCCCCTTAGCCATATCAGCTACGATTAGAGCTTCATTACCAAAAAAAATCTCACGTGAATTATAATCTAATTTCATTTTTTCTCTTTTCTATAATTTCATTGAATTAGCATAATTAGCGCCTTTTTTCAATGTTGTTTTGACTTCTTGCATACCCTTTTTTTCTGACCAATTTGTCATATTCCAATCGTTTTGTAAAACATCTCCGACTAGTCCTACAAGTTCATCGTCAACCAACTTAATGTATCATGTGGCCATATCATTTATTCACCCCCTAAATAAAATAATTTCTACCTAAAGTGCTAATAATATAATCTGATAATTTAGTACCAGCTTTTATGCTACCTGCAACGTCAGGGTGAAGACCATCTGTTGTTGAAATATCCCACCCAGTAGTGTCAACCATGTAGACACCTTTTTTATTATTAGTTATATCTGTTATTTCACTTTTTCTAGCACCGTTAAATGGCACCATAATAAATAATGGTGTACCGCTATATTTAATCAATAATCTATTAATAACGGCTGTATATTGTGATTTAAATACGTCAGTAGCCGCGTCGGTATCATTTGTCCCTATATTAACGACAACAATATCAGGTTCATAATAAGGCGCTAATTTATTTTTAGTCATATTATCAATAAAGTTAATCAATGAAGGAACACCGCCGTTGCCGCCCTTAGTAACGCCAGCGCCGCCAAAGCCAACACGATAAGAAATAGCATTTAAATTAGTGCTTGCAATATATGGGAATGCGCCTGTCGCGCTATTACCATCAGAATTAGCGTTCATGTTTAGGACCCGAATGCCTTCTGTTATACTATCACCGAAGAACATAATTTTTTTATTTTTCGGTAATACTCCAGTAACAGTGCCTGTACTGTCAACTGTAATATCTTTAAACGCGAACCCCTTCTCACCAATCCATTTATCTTCTGATTCGGTTACACCATCAACAACAACTCTGATAATGTGTTCGTCTAATGACACTGTGGGAAGTGTTGGTGACGTAACTAATTGTCGTGTCATGTCAGCACCATCAATCGAATAAGCAAAGTAAGGCGTTTCATAAGCGGTATTAACAATAAAGTTGACGTTAATAGAAGTTGTATTTTTTACTTTAAAATATAACTCCGAACCTTGATTGATTGTTGATTTAACATTCGTGCCACTAATTGTTGAATCGAACCACCGGCCAACAAAACCAACTGGTTCAGTTATTTGTGTGTATCTAGGAAGCAAGAAATTTGTTAAAGATGGTAAAGAATTAAATTTTTCAATACGGTTTAATAAGTCATCATGAATTATTTCTAATTGACCTTTATATTCAGCATAGACACCCAAATCAATGGCCATGTCCGTGTGATCAACTGTTTCAAAAGTGTCTCCAACATTACCAACGTTAGAGCCATAAGCAATTTGATAAAATCCTGGCCTGCTGTTCGGCTTAAAGTTGATAACACCAACCGTAGCAAGATATTCAGTCCCGTCTCCTGATACAGTATAACCCATATCAACGGTGTTATGTCCTGCTGTTAAATTGATATTTTTTTTGGATAATATTGTAAAAGTTAAACCGTTTTTTTTGACGATTAAAATTGAACCTGCTTGATCTTTATTTGAACTAACATGAGCAATGATACTACCAGATGATAAAGGCTTATTAACAACATATAATGAGTTTTCACTAGGTGATGTATACAAAGAAAAATCTTTTTGACCATCTTTGAACTTATTAATAGGAATTTTTTCATCTAATATCTTTATTTTTTCATAAATTTCTGATTTATCTGCTTTTGTTGAAATCGCAACACCTTGTTTATCAACAGTAGCTCGTAAGTTGTTCAAGTCTGTTTGTTCTGCTTTTGTTGAAATCGCAACACCTTGTTTATCAACAGTAGCTCGTAAGTTGTCTAAATCCGCTTTATCTGCTTTAAGCTCAATATTGCTCTTGTTTGATTCAGTTTGAGCATGTAAGTCATTCAACTCACTACGCAGTACTTGTGGCATATTTTCCAATAATAATTTAGTGAAATCATCAATCTTATTATTTACTTCTTGAGCTAAGCCTGTAACTGTAGAATCATCTGATATAAATGTAAGATTCTTACTGACGATAACCTGCTCTTTATCTTCATTGAGAAGTATTAAGTTCGCTTCAATAACTCCGGCTTTTGTCATTTCAGTAGGAATTACCAAAATAAACTCTCCTTTAGTTAAGTTTTCAGGAGGAATCATAACAAAGCCTGAATTACTGCTATTAGTATATTGATATGTAAGTTTTAATGAATGACCCGTCAAATCAATTTCGCCTCCATTATCAATTATTTTAACTGACAATGTTCTAGCGTTGACGTCGCCTTGCATTATTTGAATTGGTTGTGGGAAGTCTTTATTGACCGTATCCCATACAATCGCTCTATTTCTAAAATTATCTAAACTCATTAAAAAATACCATTATTGTTAATTTCAATCAAATGTAATTAAACCACTTTCTACTTTTATAATTTCATTGAATTAGCATAATTAGCGCCTTTTTTCAATGTTGTTTTGACTTCTTGCATACCTTTTTTTTCAACTAAGAAATACATGCCATGATAACCGCTGGTGTAACTAGCCCTAGTACCTGCATTAACTACTACTTTATCGCCTTTTTTAACTTGCTTTAAGTTACTTGACAATTGACCAGTATTTTGGTATCTAGCATAAGTATAGGTGTGACCATGACTTCTGATTAATCTAGTTCTTCGGCTTGCGCTATTTGCTTTTGCCTTAAACTCTGCTTCAAACCAATCGCCCATGCGTTCTGTTACTTTAGTTTGCATTTCTTTAGCTATGCTTGATGTATTAAGCAAATTTACTGCCATGCTTGACCACCTGCACCACAAGGCAAATAAACAGTACCAGTATAATTGTACAAATGGCTATTCTCTGACCAGTTCGTCATATTCCAACCGTTTTGTAAAACATTTCCGACAAGTCCGACAAGTTTATCGTCAACATCTTTAACAGATAAAACAACTTGATAATAGTAACCCATGACAAAGCTCGTATTATCCATTTTAAGCACCTTTGAGTCGCTAAGTGACAAATATACCGTCTTGTCTTCTATCGTGTCCTTAACGCCTAAAATAACGTCATTTAGAGGCATTGTAAGTAAATTGTTGTACCAATCTATATAAGAATCAAATTCCATTACTTACGACCCCCTCTAAAATCATCTTGTTATTCTTAGGGTCTCTTTCCCATGTTGTACGCTTGAAAGTTTCGCCCTTTTCGTCTAAGAAATA